TTCTTTCCCAGCCCCACCCAACTGAAGAAGTTCACCACCGGCAAGGGCAACGCCGACAAATCCCAGATGCGACTCGCCGTATACAAGCAGTGGCAGTTCGAACACCCGTCCGACGATGTGATCGATGCCTTTGCCCTCGTTAAACTCGGTGAGGCCCTCACCGCCGACAACCTCAAACCGCACCAACACGACGTGATACTCAAACTGAAAGGAGACGCCCAGTGACACCCATTACCAAAGACGAACTGATGCAGATCATCGAACCCATCGTCGATACCCTCGTCCGTAAAAACCACGACTACGGCGGTTCGGTATTCGAACTCGGCGGCAAAGGCATCTTCGTCCGCATGTGGGACAAGATGGCCCGCCTCAAACAACTCGTGTGGATGGCCGTCCAACCCAAGGTGAGAGACGAAGCCATCCACGATACCATTGCCGACCTCGCCGGCTACGCCATCCTCTGGCTGGTGGACCGTCAACGCAACGCCGAAGCCGACGCCTTTGCCAACGGTGAGATGATGGCCAGTGAACTCAGCCGGAAGTTCTCCGATGTCATGGCCCAGGTGGAATCGCCGTTCCGCAAGGAGGGCGCATGAGGCCAACCGCCGATGCCATCTTCATGGTGATGGCTCAGACCATTTCACTCCGTGCAACCTGCAACCGTCTCAGGGTAGGCGCCGTCCTTACGCTGGACAACGCCATCCTCACCACCGGTTATAACGGTGCGCCGAAAGGCATGCCCCATTGTCTCGATGTGGAATGCCTCATGGTAGATAACCATTGCAAGCGCACCGTGCATGCCGAGCGCAACGCCATCATCTGGGCGGCGAAGCGCGGACCTACCATCTCGGGCTCTACCCTGTACCTCACCCACTCGCCGTGCTTCGACTGCCTGACCCTCATGGTGCAAGTGGGCGTGAAGCGCATCGTGTTCCATGAGTGGTACCCACGGATCGACGACCGGGTGATTGCCATGTGCCAGCACAACGGAATCATCCTGCAACAGTTCACCAACGATAAGACCGGACCTGTACCGGTACCGCAGTTGGCACCGCCGCTCATCTCCAACCTGCTGTTCAACGGCTACTACCGTGTAGCGGAGGGACCATGATCTGCGTACTTTGCCAACACGAAGCGGTTGAACCGATCCTGTCGTCCGATGGGCATATCTGTGCCGGCCATATCTACCGTCCGGTATCGGATGATCCCTATGACCGGCTGCACCTCCCACCATGGAAGGTATACGACTACTTCGATCTGCATGGGAAAGCCCGGCCCGAACCGCAGCCCATCCCACCTATCGAAGTGTCACCGCAGATCACCATCAACCTATCGGTGACCAAAGCCAACAAGCTGACCCACGTTCTCAACACGATCATCGACACCATCCCGCAGCACGATGCGGTCATGGTCAGTGAGATCATTCACCGCCTGAACCTCGCCATTAAACAGGAAGTAGGTATCTGTGTTCTCTGACGACGAACAATTCCACCACGACACCAGCGTCATGCAGCAGAAGCAACCGACATCGCCCGGTGCTTTCAATCAGACAGAGGAGGAACCAGCCGACCTCGAACCACCTGATCCGCAAGCCATCTGGCTGTGTGGGTTTGCTCTGTTGGTTCTGATGGTGGCCACCCGTACCATCGAGTGGTACTGGATTCTGATCTATCAGGTTGCCACCTTGCTGTGGATGTACAAGGCCCGCCGATGAACGAACCGACCATTCCCGAACTGATCGTCAAGTGGCGCAAGCAGCGGGGGATGTCTCAAGTCGAAGTAGCCGAGTGGTTGGGTATCGACCGCAAGACAATCCTCCGCTGGGAGAACGGCCATACCACGATGACCGTTCCCGAGTTGCGGACCTTGACCGACCTATATGGGGTGGACTGGCGCGAACCGTTCCGTCTCACCCAACGAGTTGAAGCGATTGCCGAGATGCAACATGATGACCTATACAGCCGTATCCGCAAGCAACTGCATTACCTGAACGTGAAGCAACTACGCGCCATCCTGTATATGGTCGCCATGTTACTCGGCAAACAACCGGACGAAGTCTGAGTTGCGCCTAATCACAACCGTAGCGTATAGTCAAGATCAACGGATAATTAGCTGGGGTTTGAGCCATGCCGCGCAAAGACAAAGGGATTGGGGATCGGGTCAACAACATCATCCAGGTCTTTGATTACGTCAAGGACCATGATGAAGCTGTGACCGCCAGTCCTGAACCGAAGCGTCGCCGCAAGGTGAAAACGAGTACGCCCGCGCTTGATAAGGTGGACGGTAAGCAACAGGAACTGATTGCGAAAGCCCTGCTGGCAGTCGATGCCGGTCTGGACAAGATCCTTCAGATTCTGATTGGACCCAAACCGGACAAGAACGGTAACGTACCGCCCACACCGGCGCTGAAGTTCACCAATGGTCCCATGACCATTCAGGCTTTGGCACGGTTGGCTCAGGCCCAAGCCGACATAGCGCAGCTTGTGAATGCAAAGTCGAACCTTTTCAAGGATTCAGAAGCTCTCGAAGAACGACTTCTTGAAGCTCTTGAGCGAATGCCAGGATGAAGAACTGAAACGGGAACTGCTCCGTATCCGGTGTTTTACCGATACGGAGCTTTTCGCCTATCTGTTCTTCCCGCACTACACCTTCAAGAAGGGTAGTGAGATGCACGGCTTCCAACTGGAGCTGATGCGTGATCTTCGCCGTGGCCAGAAGAACGTGATGGCTGCTCCGCGTGGCAACGCGAAATCGACTAATACCGTACTGATTAAGGTGATCCACCGGATCGTCTATCAGTTGGAACGGTACATCGTCATCACGTCGGACATCGACAAGAACGCCACCGACAAGGTCATGGACGTCCGTGCCGAACTGACCAACAACGAACTGCTGATCGAAGTGTACGGTAGTCTCAAGACCGAACACTGGCTGAAGCAAGACATTGTCACCGCCAACGGTGTCCGTGTCCAAGCCTTCGCCGCCCGGTCCAACATCCGGGGTGTTAAGCACGGTCCTTACCGCCCAACCTGGATCATCTTCGACGACGTCGAGAACCGGAAGAATGTGAAGGTGCCCGAGCAACGCGCCGATCAATGGGACTGGTTTTCCAAAGACGCGCTCAAAGCCGGGACCATGGGGGAAACCAACTTCGACTTCATCGGCACCGTCCTGCACCAGGACAGTCTGCTGTCCCGTCTATTGAAGTCACCCGGCTGGCGGTCCAAGCTATACCGTGCCGTCATCTCGTGGCCAGATCCGAACGCCCAGTTATTGTGGGATCGGTGGCGGGACATCTATACGGACCTGACCGACGCTGACCGTGAAGAGAAGGCGGATGAGTTCTACCGGCTGAACGAGAAGGACATGCTAGACGGTGTCCGTGTCCTGTGGCCCGAGCACCAACCGTTCGTTGAACTACAGAAGATCATCGTCAACGAAGGTAAGGCCGCCTTCAACACCGAGCTGATGAACAATCCCGTCAACCCGGATACGGCAACCTTCGATATGGACCGTGCCCTGAAGTTCAAGATCGTGGGCGATAACCTCGTCCGCAGCGACGGTCGGTTCGTCAAACTGTCGTCGCTTCGCAAGTACATGTACCACGACCCGGCCTTCGGATCATCCGACGGTGACTACGGCGTCATCGTGGTGGGCGGCGTCGATGAGTACGGCTACATGTACATCCTCGATGCGTACATCCGTAAGGACACGCCGTCCAAACAAATCACCGCCGCCTTCGAACTCGCCGCCCGTTGGAACCCCAAAGCCCTGGGTATGGAAGCCAACAATGGGTGGGCGCTGTTGAAAGACGACTACGAGATCGACCGCCGTGTGCGAGCCAAAGCCGGTAAGTTCTTCCACCTCGACGTGCATAAAGTGGTGAACGTCGATGCGAAAGCTGAGCGGATCGGCGCACTTGAGCCTAAGATAGATAACAGATGGATCGCCTTCAACGAAGAGTTGCCGGTCGAGTTCATCGACCAATTCATCCAACACCCGACGCACTCTCACGATGACGCGCCGGATGCAACCGCCGGGTTGGTTCTGGTAGCATCCGACTTTGAATCCAATCTGTTTGGCGGAAGCGCACGGAGGGTCGCATGAGACTGTTTGGTCTGGAGCTTGAGTTTGCTGCACGGGGTCGACCGTCGACCAAGCCACCGACGCAAGTCAGCCGTGCGAGTTGGAAGAAAGCCAACTACATCACCAGTGCCGGTGTCATGCCCAAGCCGACGCCGGTCAACCTGCGGCGGTTTTCCGAAACCCCGCCGATGCGTCGGGCAATCAACGCCATCAAGAACCCGGTGCTGAACAAACCGTGGGAAGTCCGACCGCGTAAAGGCGTGCCGGTCACCGACGATGTGATGCGCCGTATCCGTATTGCCGAAGCCATCTTCGAAGAACCGAACATGGACGACAGCTTCTATTCCTTCACCGGTGCGGTGCTGGAAGATATGCTGGTGGGTGGTGGTGGTCCCATCGAAGTCCGCACCAACGGCAACATGGATCACCCGCTGTGGATGTGGTCCGTCGACTTCTCGACCATCGCCATCAATCCCGATTGGAACGGATCAGGTGCCGGTGCCCGTTATGCCCAGACCCTGATCGGGATTCCCAAGCCGATCCCGCTACCCGATGACATCCTCGTCTACCTCAAACCGAACCCCCGCACCTTTACCCCGTGGGGCCTTGGCCCTGGGGAAGTCGCCTTCAACTACGTCAATCACTTCCTGACGTCGCACACCGCCGCCCATAAACGTGCCGCCAACGAACGACCGGAGTACATCATCACCCTGGGCCAGAATGCCAAGGCCAATGAAGTGCTCGAGTTCCGCTCTTACTGGATGGATGAGATCGAAGGTACCGGTCAACCACCGATCATCGGTGGTACTGAGAACCCCAACATCCTTCGGCTTACGCAGGGAACCGACTCTGATCTGCGGATCAAGTGGCAGGAGTTTCAGATGCACCTGATCTCCATCGCCTTTGATCTGTCTCCCGGCAAACTCGGGTTGAACAAGGACATTAACCGTTCAACCAAAGAAGGTCAGATGGAGGAAGATGACGACGGTGCCATTGAACCGTGGGCAAAGCTGATTGCCGTCGAGTTCACCCGGCATTTCCTGTGGAAGCGTCTCGGCTGGCGTGACCTTGAGTTCACTTACTGCGACGTTGACGTCAAGGATGAACTTACCCGCGCACAGATCCACCAAATCTACTACAATATCAACGCACTAACTCCTGACGAAATCCGTGAGCAGTTGGGGCGTGGACCATTGGACAACGAACGTGGTACTGTGTTAAGAAGCCAAGGTGGCTCAGCTACTCCGGTGCCTGAAGTGGGCGGTTCCGTCAATACGCAGGTACCTGATCCGACACCCTCTCTCTGACGTTTATCGTCAATCCGATATAGTCCGTAGAGGGTTTTCGGAAAGCATGACACGAAAGGCAAAACCGCAAAAGCCAGCCGAGTCGCTGTCTTTGCAATGCGCCTCCATTCAGTTGGCTCCAGATCCCAACCATCCTAACCGCGTTCCCTTCCGTGGTGTGGTGGCCAAGCTCGACCAGCCTTCTGATGGTGCACCGCACGGGACGATGGGGCGTCGCATCATCATCCCTGCGTCTCTTGCCGCCGAGTTATCCCCCGGCCTCCTGCTTGCTCCCATCAACATCGACCGTAATCTGTCGGGACATGACCTCAGTTATGTAATCGGCAGCATTACGAATGCGTATGTTGAAGGTAGTGATTGGATCGTCGAGGGTGTTCTCTTCGGTAAGAACTTCCCAAGCGAGGTGGACCTCATCAAAGCCGAGAAGGACAGCCTCGGCATGTCGATTGAGATGTCCAACCTTCAATGGGATAACCCGTTCGCACTCGGCACGATTGTCATGAAGATGGCAACCCCGACCGGTGCGGCAATCTTGCTAAAGAAGAAAGCGGCGTACCAGACTACGACACTCGCCGCATCGAGGAGTGAGGTAAACAAGATGGACCCCATCATCGCGCAACTTCTCGCTCAGATGGTCCAGATGCAGGCGAGCCAGTCCGAACTGACCAACCTGCTCAAGACCATGAGCGCCGGTATCACCGATGCCGTCACCAAGCTGACGACCGTCGGTTCCGACATCAAGAGCCAACTCGCTGAAGTCAAGGCTGCCGCCAAGCCCGAAGCCGTCGTTGCTCCCGTTGAACCCAAGACCGAGATCGCTGCCGCTGCCGTTGATCCGAACGCCCAGCTCGCCACCCTGCTCGGTCAGGCTCTGGTCGCCAAGCTGATCGGTGGTGATGTGAAGGCCGCGGCTACGCCCGTGACCGTCCAAGCCGCCCCGGTCACCCCGGTCCCGACCCAGCCCGATCTGGCTGCGATGCTCACCAACCTGCTGACCAAGGGTGTTCCGACTGAAGTGGCCGCCGCCGCTCAGCCCGCTCCTGCCCGTCAGACCCTGTCGAGCGATGCCTCCAACTTCGTGAACCGCTACAACAGCGACCTGAAGGCTGGCACCGACGGCAAGTACACGCTGAACGATGTCGACAACATGCTGGACAAGGGTGGCTACAGTGCCCTCCAGGGTACCAGCATCAAGATGAGCCTCCGCAGCAGCGGTCTGATCTAAGGAGTACGTTATGAGTATGAACCTCGTTCCGGGTCAGTCCGATTGGGGCGACCTCGCGGCAGCGTTGACGTATACCACCGAACCCGGTGGTATGCGGGTCGATGACCTTTTTCAACGTGAGATCCTCGACATCCAGCGCCGTCGTGGTATGTTCGGTCAGCGTCTGACCAACCTGCCGGCGACCGGCCAACCCAGCCGTTACATCCAGCAGACTGCCCTCCCCGGCGCTCAGGAGTTCGTCAACCCGAACAGCCTGATCCCGGCTGCGACCGGTACGCCCAACCGTACTGAAAAGGCGCTGTACCTGAAGGCCCTCGTTGGCCAGATGGACAACAGCCTCTTCAACACGGAGGTTACCAACCAGCAGGGCATGTTCACCCCGCTGCAAGCCAAGGACTTCAACGACGCTATCGATGC